TAGTTAACCCCACTCGTAAGATTGATGACTTTAAGTTGGCATTCTATACAGACCTCGGTGATGCTATGCAGCGTTTTGCCTGTGTGCCAACCTATATGTCTGATGCATTCTTTAAACAACAGGATAAGGTTCGTGCCTGTATGACTATTAGAAATCCAATTGATGTTGGCAAGAGATTTGATGAAACATTTAAACCAGACCCAGATAAGAAATATTATGTCCACGCTGACCTTGCACAGAAGCACGACAAGTGTGCGGTAGCAATTGCTCACGTTGAGAAGTGGGTAAATGTCCAGGTAGTTAAAGATTACCAACAAGTAGTTCCAGTAGTCGTAGTAGATGCTGTGGTCTATTGGGAGCCTCGCATTGAAGGTCCTGTAAACCTATCAGAAGTAAAGCAATGGATTCAGAACCTTCGTAGAATTGGCTTTGATATCGGTATGGTTTCATTTGACCGTTGGCAATCATTTGATATCCAGAATGAATTGAAGGCTGTTGGTATTCGTACCGAAACTGTTTCTGTTGCCAAGAAGCACTATGAGGACATGGCTATGCTAGTTTATGAAGAGCGTCTAGCCATGCCAGCCATTGATTTGCTATTTGAAGAACTAACTGAGTTGAAGATTATGAAAGGTAATCGTGTAGACCACCCTCGCAAATCCTCTAAGGACCTTGCAGACGCTGTTTGCGGTGCTATCTTTGGTGCTATTTCTCACACACCTAGAGACCTAAATCAAATGGTAGAAATCCACACATTCCGTGACCGCAAAAATGTAGAAGACATGCATGAGTGGGATAAGCGTAGCATTGTAGAAAAGAATAGACCAGAACAAAAAGACCTTGATTCATACTTTAAACAATTTAACATTAATGTAATTTAGTGCTATAATTATCTTGTTGGATACTTCCAACGAGGAGAAACAAAAAATTAAAAAACCCCAAAGATTTTTACTAACTATTTTATTAGCCATTTCCCCTATATTCTTTGCTCAATCAGCCTTTGCACAAACCCAGGCAGAGTATGACGCATTGATTTCTCAGGCACAGGCTAAAGTGGATGCTGCACAGGCTGCACTTACAGAGGCACAGAATGTCTTGGCAGCAGCACAGCAATTACAAATTGATACATCAAATGCTGTAGAGGAAGCCAATAGAGTATTACAAGATAAGCAAGCAACTGTGAGCCAAAAGGCAGATGCCCTGGCGGCAGCACAGAGTGCGGTAGACCAAGCACAGGCAAACTATGATAACAATTTACTCTCAACCCCAATAGAAAATAGTGAGCCTACAATCCCAGGTCTGCAAGCAGATATCTATACATTCAATTCAGATAATGCATATCCAAATAGAGATACATCAGAACACACATTTTGCAAAACTATTACAGTTGACAATATAGATAAAGATTGGGGCGGTGATGACATCGAAGGCTGTGGAGGAGATTTTGTTATTATCCACTATAGTGGCTTCATCACCGTTCCCACAACAGACTCATATGAATTTTTGGCACAGGTTGATGATGGTTGGTACATGACAATTGGAGATACAGTTGTAAATAACAACTGGGTTCTTAAGGGTTGTGGAGGCTGGTGGAGTCAACCAATTCAATTAGAGGGTGGTAGGTCATACCCAATCGATGCATGGATGTACGAATATGGTGGCGGAGCATGTAATCAACTTATCTACATGAATTCACAAACATGGGATGTTGCTCCAGCATCATGGTTTTCACAAAATGAACAAGCCCAAATAGTAAAAACAAAAGACCCATCACTTCTAATAGTATTGGAAGATGCACAATCCAAACTAGATGATGCCACATCAGCATACAACGCAGCACAGGTAGGGTCGCAAACAGCATCAGCAAACTTACAGGCATTACTTGATAAACAGTCTGAAATTCCTGGTAAAATAGATTTAGCACAAAGTAGTGTAACAAATAAACAGGAGGAATTAGTTGTCGCTCAACAGGAACTACAAGCCATTCCACCTTTTGCCGAGCCAGCACCTACGCCTGAAGAGACCAAGAAACCTATTGAAAAGCCAACAGAGGTTGTCCCAGAACCGATACCAGAACCAGTCACGCCAACCCCAACCGAACCCAGTGAACCTAAGTTACCAGTAAATGTAGAAACCGTTGACCCTCAATCACTTACCTCAACACAGGTAGAGGAACTAAAAGCGGTAGCAAATGAAATCTTAGCCACATCAGAACAAGGCTCACCAGAATATGAACAAGCCCTTACAGCCCTATTCGTAGCAGCCCAAGCAGATGACATTGTAGTAAATGAAGAATTAGCCTCAGTACCAGTACTTGGAGCAACCGTTGTAGCCCTTACAGACGCAATTAACTTTATGGGTAACGTAGGTTCAGACATGTCTCCAAAGGTAAGAGAAGAATCTAAAAAGGTTGTTGTAACAGCAGTTGTTGCTGTTGGAGCAGCCGTGAACGCAGCAACAGGAGCAGCACTAACTGCAGCAGCACCATCAGCAGCAGCATCTGCATCAGCAGGTGGCTCAGGTGGAACATCAAACACAAGGAGGAAAAATTAATGAAGAAATTTCTAAATGACCTACTAGGTCAAGCCTGGACATTACTTGGTATGTTTGTTGCATGGCTGGTCCTTGAGGGTTCAGCAAAAGAAGTAGTTGGCTGGGCAATCGTTGGAACATCAGTTCTATGGATGATTACTTATCCACTCAGAAATCCAAAAGATAAGGAGGAAGATTAATGGACATTCTAAAAATTGCAAAGCGTATGCTTGCACTATTCCTAGTTACTGCACTTGCAACCGTTGGTGCTGGTGCTGCTATTGGCATTGATGTTGTTCATGCAGCACTCCTTGCTGGTATCATGGGCATTGCCAATGTTGTCGAAGACCTTGCTCGTGGCTACCTAAATGATGGTCACCTATCAGATGATGAAATTGATGCAGCATTTGTCGATAACATTCCAGCAAAGAAGTAATTAGTATTTGACAAGCCCTCTCTAGTACTGTATAATGGATACATAACCTAGAGAGGGTTTTTATGTTCAAGAAAAAAGTTATTGCTATCCCAGAGACAACAGAAGTCTGGGAGTGGATGGAATTCGGTATTCAAAAAGGTTGGGTAACTGAGCCATTCTGTAACACTCACGATGGTGACCCATACATGACCGAAGAAGAAGAGGCAGAATGGGAAGAGGGCGGAGACCCTTGTATGCCAGTATTCAAGATACTTATCTAAGTGCTTGACAAATACAACTAAATAACGTATACTAGAAATACATGACCGCAAAACTGGCAAGACCACTGCAGAAAGGCTTGTTGTAGGATGTGTGAGGTAATTACTCTGACGAGGTAGGCGTTGTCGTTTCCTACCGCTTTGGTCCATAACTCAATTGGCAGAGTGTTCGGCTGTTAACCGAAATGTTCCAGGTTCGAGTCCTGGTGGACCAGCGATGTTTCTGTAACTCAGTTGGTTAGAGTGCCACCCTGTCACGGTGGAAGTCGTGGGTTCAAGTCCCATCAGAGACGCTGGTAGAAATACCTATGCCACCTTAACTCAGTCGGTAGAGTGCCATACTTGTAATATGGATGTCGTCAGTTCGATTCTGACAGGTGGCTCTGATTATGCTTATGGTATAATTAAATCAAGGAGGTCATGAAAATGGCAAAAACACAATTCCCAATTGATGGTAAGTTGGGCAAGCAATGGAAGGTAACTTCCTACATGGGTTGGAGAAAAGACCCACTAAACCGTGGCAATGGCGGAAAACGTCACCACAATGGCACTGACATTTGGGGTGCTGCAGAACCACTATACATTGAGGCATTTCACGATGGCAAGGTTCTTCACGCAGGTCCAAGCAAGCGTCGCAAGGCTGATGGTAGCGTAGGTGGCTTTGGTTACCACGTTATTATCCAGCACAAGATTGGTGGAGTATTCTACACATCATGCTACGCACACATGAAGCAGGGTTCAATTGCAGTCAAGGCTGGTCAGAAGGTAACTGCTGGTACAGTTCTTGGTAAGATGGGTACTACTGGTGACTCAACTGGTAAGCACCTACACTTTGAAATCTGGAAGGGCAAGACTCACGGATGGTCTGCTGATGGCAAAGGCTTCGTAGAGCCTATTGCTTTCATCAAGGCTCTGATGGCTAAGGAAGCAGCCGAGGCTGCTGCACCTCTAGCAACTCCAGAGAATGCTCCAGTGGCAGAAGTTCCTGTACACTCAGCACCTGCACCTGCAAAGCCAGCACCAAAGGCTGTTGCTCCAGTAGCACCAGCACCTGTTGCTGCTACCAAACCAGCAGTAGCAAAGCCTAGTTCTGCACCAGCAGCAAAGGCAGAGTAATAATGCCAACCTACGAGTATACATGCAAAGATTGTGATACTAAAAAACAAATTGTCAGGGGTATCAATGATAAGTCAGATAATGTTTTATGTGACTCTTGCAAAAATGAGATGAAGCGTGTATACTCTGTAGGGGCTATTACTTTTAATGGCAGTGGATTTTATAGAACGGACAAATAGTTGTTAGAAACAAAAGAGTGGGTGCTGCAAGCAACAGACCGTTGCGATGAAGGCATGTGCTATGCACAGGCTTATGTTCGTCTTCTTGGTGTTGGAGGTTCGTTAGATTTTTGTGTACATCACTATGACCGTCACCTCAGACTTCCAGGCGGTAAAGAAAAAATAGAGGCAGCATTCTTTCAAATAATTGATGAACGAGAACGCTTAATTGAAAATAAATCTCAGGGTGATGATTATTGATGTCTATCCATCCTGCTTTTAAATATAGCGAAGAACATTTTGGTGGAACAGAAACTATGGCAAGAGGTTTCATAAAAGATATTTTTCCAGAAATGAAAAATATTAATAATTATACTAATGTAATTATTCCTGGTTATTTGCCAGACCCAAAAACAATTGGTATTGATGGTAG